ATGATAACATAGTTCTAGGAGGTATCATGAGATGCGAAAATTTAACACAAGCGAATATAACAGGGCAAAATATAAAAGCTACCTTGTTCGCGTCGATCGCGAAAAGGATAAAGCGGTGATCGATCGCATGGCAGCAGTCGAAAACATTTCCGCCTATGTGCGTGGGCTGGTTTATGGCGATCTAAATAGGGAAGAACATAATGGCGAAGAAAAGGAACGTATATAGGGGCGGATCCGCAGCTACACTTCCGCAGGATCTTTTCTACGGATCAGAGCTGCGGTATGAGTGGATCACGCCACAGCTGGTGAGAGCCACTGCGATCTCAGATAAAACGCTGCGGTCTGAATATTCCAGGCTTCGGGCCATTGCGAATAAACGTCTGAAGCGAATGCAGGGCAGACCGGAAGCATCCAGCACGCTGGAGCGATTGCCGGATGCGTTTCCAACCGTGCGCGGGATGGATCGCGGGCAGGTGGTGCAGCAGTTAAACGAGGTTACAACATTTTTGAGCGCCCGAAGGGGATCCATTTCAGGAATTAAAAAGAGCAACAAGCAGATCAAAAAATCACTGGCGAAAAAAGGTATCAATATTCCGCAGGATCAGATTGCGAAGTTTGGATCCTTTATGAACGCCATGAAAAAAGCACTGGGAATTACACGGGAAGACTACGGCAGCGAGCAGCTGGCGGATCTCTGGGACGAATTATTCCAAAAAGGAAAGATATCACAGAATAAATTTGAAAAGCGCGTGAAGCAGGTGATGTCCGATATCGAACAGAATCAGAAGGAAGTATACAGCAGATCGAAGCGTGCTGGTGTCAATATGCTACTGCGGGATCATCCGATCAGCACCTACTTCGATGATCTGGCGCTGGATCCCAGGACAATCAAGGCAGCCGAAAAGAAAACTGATCAGAAGGTAACGAGGCCTGAAAACAGGAACACACGGCAGGCACTGACAGCTTCACGGAGGGCGCGTCTGGCTAGAGTTAGAAATCGCAGAAAATAACTTGACATGATATCATAGTATGATATCATATAAGTAGCCAGAGATATGGCAAGGAGAAAAATATGGAAAAGATTACAGTGATTTTTGAAGGTGGTATCGCTAATGACGGTGAGGATGAGAGCAATGGCTGACACAGGGCTCCGCCAGCTTGCCGATCGGCTAACCGAACGGTACGGCACTGGTAAGACAATCGTAGACCAAGTGGGAGACATCTGTGTGTCGATTTACTGCGGAGATTATCATGCGGATGTGTTCTCGGCGTGTGGAGCATACGCACTTAGCCTGTACCGGAAAGGCCTCCCTGTTTACACGTCAGGCACAGGTGGAAGCCCATACGATCTGACGTATGACGATCTCATCCGTAAACTGGACGAGTATTTCCCAAGAGTAAAGGCAAACAAATGGAGATAGAGATATGACAAACTACGAACACATCATGAATAATCTTGTTTACGTTGGAAGTCTTAGCCCAGGTGAGGAATTCTTTTATAAGGGAAAGCATTACAGATTCTATGGCCGCATGATTCGGAATTACAGAGAATGCGCTGCATGTTATGAGGCAGGCACCAGCGGCAATCGGATTCTTAAATTTATGGATCCATGGGTAATTGTTAAAGAGGTTAGGAACGCATGGAATTAATCAGTGTCGAGAAATTTGATCCCGCATTCATGGATCGTTACCATGTGCTGAAAAAACCAAAGGGCAATCCTGCTGGCCGTAAAAAGTCAATCACCTATAAAGATGTGGTTTGTGCGTTCGACATTGAAACAACCACGATGACCTATCAAGGGCAGGAAGTTAACTTTATGTATATATGGCAATTCCAGATCGGCGAGGAATTGACTGTATATGGCCGCACATGGTCCCAGTTTAAGAAGTTTGTTGATCAGTTATCCAGCGCGCTGGATGGGGATATGCTGGTGGTGTATGACCATAACTTGAGTTATGAGTGGCAATATATTAAAAGTGTATTCTGCTTTAGTTCCGATCAGGTTTTTGCCACAGAAAGCCGAAGAGTAGTCAAGTGCATAGTTAATGGCGCTCTGGAGCTGCGGGACAGTCTGATCTTAACAAACATGTCACTGGATGCATTCACGCGGAAGATGGATGTAGAGCATAAGAAGCTGGATGGTGCAGAGTTTGATTATTCTAAGATCCGGTATCCATGGACACATTTAACCGAACGTGAACTTGAGTACTGCGTCAATGATGTGCGAGGATTGGTTGAGGCAATCAATGTTCAGATGAAGCGCGATGGGGACACACTGTACACAATTCCGCTGACTTCGACGGGATATCCCAGGCGGGAAATGAAGCACGCCATGCGGCGTTACTCCAAGCCTGCACTGCTGAAAATGCAGCCAAATTATGATCAGTACAGACTGCTGCGGGATTGTTTCCGCGGCGGCAACACGCACGCAAACCGGTTTTATGCGGGGAAGATCATTGACTCCGCAGAGATCGGCGCGCGGATCCTGAGTGCAGACAGATCCAGCAGCTACCCGGATGTTCTTATGAACTGCAAATTTCCGATGGGCGAGTGGAAACGCGGTGAATGCAGCATTGGTAACCTTAAAAACCTGATTGGAAACAACTATGCGGTCATGTTCCGGGCAGTGATTACAGATCTACGATTGAAAAATCCAATCTGGCCTGTGCCCTACCTGAGCGCGGACAAATCGAATCCGATCGGCGCAGTGCTGGATAATGGGCGCGTGATTTCTGCAGATTCCGTTACCGTTGCCCTGACGGATGTTGATTTCAGGATTGTGCTGTATGAGTATGTTTTTTCTGACATACAGATAACAGAGCTGTACTTTACAAACTACGGGCCGCTGCCGGATCCCATGCGTGCGGTGATCCGGTCCTACTATGAACAGAAAACCGCGCTCAAGGGAAACACCGATCCGTTTCAGAAGCTGCTGTACGATAAATCGAAAAACATATTGAATGGTTTGTATGGAATGACAGCACAGGATCCTGTACAGGATACGCTGGAATGGAATGGTTCCGAGTTTGAATTGGCGGAAGAGGATCCCGCAAAACTTCTCAAAAAGTACACGCGGCGGACATTCCTTAACTATGCATGGGGTGTATGGTGTACCGCATGGGCACGCTATCGGCTGGAGCAGGGAATTATTATTGCAGGACCGGAAGATTTCATATACTGTGACACGGACAGCGTGAAGTACATCGATCATGGCCAAAGCTGGGAGAAGTTTAACATCCAGAGCCGGGAGGCATCGGAGCGATCCGGCGCATCGGCGTATGATTCCAAGCGTGTGCGACACTATATGGGAGTGTACGAAGCCGACGGAGAGTACAAGCGGTTTGCAGCGCTGGGAAGTAAGCGCTATGCCTATGAGGATATGAGCGGAGAGCTGCATATCACGATATCCGGTGTCAGCAAGTCCGCAGCTAAAGAACTGGGGAAGCTGGAGAACTTCAAAGAGGGATTCATTTTCTACCATCCGGGGAAAACGGAAAGCAGCTATGTCGATTTTCCCATTTCCGATCGGCTGGTTATTCATGATAAATTGATCGAATTAACAAGTTATGTTATCATAAGGGAAACAACATACAACCTAAGCCTGAGTGAGAATTACAGAAATCTGCTAAGGCTGATTGAATCAGGACATGACTAAATAAAAATTTAGTGATGATAAAAGAAAGCGAGGAAAAAGATCATGTCATTTGCTTCAAAGTACGCACACAAGGAACCATTATTTACATCTACAGTTTCAAATCCTACCTATACGAATCTGCAGCAGCTGTACGCTGACTACGGAGCCAGCGCGGTCATTCCGATCCGCGCCATCTACATTAACAACAAGGGATATTATGGTCCTCAGGCTGCACTTGCAATCAGTGAAAACTGCATTGTCAACCTCCCGCATCACCTGCTGTCAGTATGCATGGAAATGATGAACGATCCTGAAGCAGTGGAGGCAATCAACAGCGGTCACGCTGGGTTCAAGGTTTACCAGTACACGTCAAAAAGCGGGCGCAAGGGATTCAGTGTTGACTGGGTCGATGCAGAATAAACGAAGCGGCGCAAGCCGCTTTTTCGTTATGGAGGTATAAATGGAAAACTTATATCTTGAATCAGGTTATATCAACCAGTCTGCAATCATGGCGGGTCGGGCGTCGTTTGTCTTTGAGATTGGAGCGCGGGGAACCGGAAAATCCTACGGAATGCTCCAATACATTATGCAGCATAATATTAAATTTTTACTGCTGCGGCGCACGCAGACAGAGGCCGACATTATCGGCACGGATCTGACGAATCCATTCAAGGCGCTGCAGCTGGATGATCTGCCGCATCCTGTCAGTGTTTCAAAAAATCTGCACGCATTCCACCAGATGCGGGAGGAAGAAGATAAAACCATCGGCTATCTGGCGGCACTCTCCACATTTGCGACCATCCGCGGCGTTGATCTGTCGGATGTGGAATTAATTTTTTATGATGAGTTTATTCCGGAGAAGCACCAGCGGCCGATCAAAGATGAGTATGAGGCATTGATGAATGTATATGAAAGCGTGAACCGAAACAGGGAACTGCAGGGAAGGCCGCCGGTGAAGATGGTCTGCTGTGCCAACAGCAACGACATTGCCAATCCCATATTTATAGGTCTGCAGATCGTTGACAGAATCGCGCGGATGATGAAAAAAGAAATCGAAAGCTATCACGATGATAAGAGGTCATTGTCGGTTTACATGTTTCAGCACAGCCCGATCAGCGAGAAAAAAGCGGATACTGCACTGTATCAGCTGACAGCAGGCAACGATTTTCAGAATATGGCGCTGCGGAATATGTTCGATCTGGATAGCACCTACATCGCTTCGCGGAACCTGAAAGAGTATAAGCCGCTGGTCCGGATCGGAGAGCTTGTTATCTATGAACACAAGTCACGCTTAGAATATTATGTCCGCTGCGGATCCTCCGGGAGTGTTCCGCGGGTTTTCGGCACTAGCGACATGGATCGAAAGCGTTTTGTCAAAATGTATAACTATCTTTTTATCCGCTATCTGGCAGGCCGAATGCTCTTTGAAAATTCCATATCGCAGGTACTATTTGAAAAATACTTCGCATAATATTATTATTTACGTAGCAGGATGCGCCCACTATCGCAGGCCGGAAGCCTGGGGCGTGGAGTGATAGACCACGATCATCCTGCATTTATTGGAGGTAAAGCTATGGACGCAACTCAGGCATCACAGCTTATCAGCAGCGTTGGTTTCCCGATTGTCGCATGCATGATTATGTGGAAAACGCTGCAGGACAGCACAGCTGCCCATAAAGAGGAAATGGATGCAATGAAAGAGAGCCTGAATCACAATACCGTCGTTCTGGTAGAGTTAAAAACACTGATCCAGAATCTGCATAAGGAGTCGACGCATGAATAAATTTATACCGCGCACCAGTGCAGAGGCGAGTCAATGAACTTATAAGGAGGAAGAGATGAAAGTAGAGGAAGTTATCAAATTAATTGACGCGGGATACAGCAAAGAAGAAATTGATAAAATGCTGCAGCCCGAACCGGAACCAAAACCGGATCCCGAACCAGAACCAAAACCGGATCCCGAACCGAAAGCGGAACCGGAGATTGATCCTGTTCTGAAGGAATTGCAGGATCTGAAGAAAGCTGTGTATGCTATGAACATCATGAACAGCGCACAGCCCGAACAAAAATCAGTGGATGATATTCTGGCGGCAAGCCTGAAGGAGGACTAACAATGGCAAACACGTTGACAATCAATGACATTTCCGCAGTTGCAAACGCGGTACTTGCAAATGCACAGGGCAGACCTGCAAGCACGGCGAACACGTCGGATTTCACGACCATCGCGCAGACAGCACTTTTAACCGGATATGATCCGCTGGCAACTGCGATCAGTCAGGTTTTGAGCCGCACGATCTTTTCCTATCGTCCGTACAACGCCAAATTCAAGGGCCTTGAAAAGAACGCGGAGAAGTGGGGCAATCACGTCCGCAAGCTGAATCCGATTGATAAACCGCTGGAGGTTGACAACCGCCTGCGGAAGGACAGCGGGGATATCTATGCTGACGGGGATAGCGCGGATCAGTACAAAATCAACAAGCCGGAAGTGCTGCAGACTAACTTCTACGGGTCGCAGACCTATCAGAAGTCTCTCACCATCTGGAAGGATCAGCTCGACACGGCGTTCACAGGGCCGGAGCAGTTTGGCAATTTCCTGACCATGATGATGGGCAACGCAACCGATCAGCTGCAGCAGGCACGTGAGGATCTGGCACGCGGATCCGTTGTCAACCTGATCGGCGGCACCTACACGCTGGGCAATGTATGGCACGTGCTGACTGCTTATAACACGGAGACCGGCGGCACCTATACCGCAACAACCATCATGGAGCCGGCAAACTTCGCTGACTTCTATCGCTGGTTCGTCGGAAAACTGCAGTCGACCATGGATCGCATGGAAGAGCGCACAATCCTGAATCATGTTAATCCGTTTGTGGGCGGCAATCAGAAGCTCATCCGCAGACACACTCCCCGCAGCATGCAGCATCTCTATATGTTTGCAGACTTCATGAACAACGCGGAAGCGGTTGCTGTCAGCACGACGTTCCATGATGACTACCTGAAGAAAGCTGATTTTGAAAAGGTAACCTTCTGGCAGAACGCAGGCACTCCACGTGGAATTGACACGCAGGTGAATTATCTGTCTGCGGGATCTGCAAAAGCCGACAGCGCCATCACAACGGCGGCGTTTAAGAATGATACCGTGATCGGTATTCTGTTTGACGATGAAGCAGCTGGAATTAATCCAATCAACCAGTGGGCACAGCCTACACCGTTTAATGCCAGAGGCGGTTACTACAACCAGTTCTGGCACGAAACAACGCGCTGGTACAACGACAACACGGAAAACGCGCTTGTTCTCTGTCTAGACTAAACAGGAAAGTGCGGGCGCGCATTGCGTCCGCTTTTCTTTTATGGAGGTATTATGGCATTCAATGTGATTTTCTATACTTTTTCCAAGCGCGAGAACAGCACCTATCGACCAGCAGGAAACGGCACGACGTTATCCTGCGTCCTGAAGGACACCAGCAGCATTGCGTCCCCTGTCATCCTGGCGGATCTTGGAACAACCGGACGGCCAGTATGGAATTATGCTTTTATTCCGGAATTTAATCGTTATTATTACATTACTGACTGGACATGGACAGAGAATCGGCTGTGGGAGGCAGCGCTGAATACGGATATCCTTGCAACCTATAAAGATGATATCGGCGCATCCACCTTGTATGTGCTGCGCTCATCCGCAGAATCTGATGGCAGCATAGTTGATACTCTATATCCGGCGAAAACATCCTGCACGACGGTCCAGCAGATCGGCAACTCGCCGTGGATTCATATTACAGGATCCGATAATATCGATATCGCAACCGGGTCATTCATTGTCGGTTATGTGACAAAAAACATGCCAAACAGCAGTCACATGTACGGAAGCGTAATTTATTCCGCCATGCGGCAGACTGCATTGACTTCGCTGGTATCGGCGCTTCTGGATGATTCCATCCTGCAGGGCTTCAGCCCGGAAGATGCAAGCCTTGCACTGCAGAAGTCATTAATTGATCCACTTTCCTATATTAAATCTGTGATCTGGATTCCTGTTTTATATGATGCGATCGGCGGCGTGGAACAGCAGGGCATGAACGTATGGGACTGGTCGATCAACGCTCCAAATAAAATCCTGTCAAATGATCCTCCATACAGGGCGAATCTGGTGTCCGGCCTGTCTATTGCAAAGCATCCGCTGACAGCTGCACGCGGGAATTATGTAAATACGGCTCCATACACCAGAATCAATCTTGATTTTCCACCGTTTGGAAATATTGATATCGACACAACGTTATCCGCCAATGCCGCACAAATTGAGGGACGAATCTATATCGATATGATTACCGGGGCAGCAACGCTGCGTGTCCTGATCGATGGTGTGGAGCAGGGACTGTACAGCGGACAGGTGGGAGTGCAGATCCAGCTGTCACAGGTCACACGTGATTATCTGGGCGGTGCCGTCGGTGCAGTTTCAGGAATTGCCAGCACCGTGGCGAATGTTCTCACAGGAAACATCGTGGGGGCGATTGCTTCTGGTGCTAACGGGATCGGGAATGCAGTTAACAGCATGATCCCGCGGCAGACCAGCACAGGCGCATCGGGATCCTTTATCGGCCTTGCAAGGCGGCCGGTTCTCTATCATCAGTTTATGGATATTGTCGATGATGATAACGAGCACAGCGGGCGGCCGTTATGCGCTAATCGAAAGATCAGCAGCATTCCTGGCTATATCAAAGTGAAAGACGGAGAAATTGACATCGCAGGATTTGATGGCGAAGCAGAGGCCGTTCGCTCCTATCTGGAAGCGGGGTTCTTCTATGGCTGAGTTTCCATGCAGCACTCTGCCTGAAAATCTCAATCCGTGGTGGATCCGCAGCCCGGAGGGCGTCTCTCCCTGCATCCTTGGAAATCATCCAATACAGGCAAACGCAACCATTCCAAACTGTGTTGGATGGGCATGGGGAAGGTATCAGCAGATCCATGGATCCATCGACAGCCGATTGCCAGCCATCAACGCCGGCGGGTGGTTCAACGCAGCAAAGGCGGCAGGCATGGATACGGGCAGCACTCCAGCACTGGGAGCCGTGATCTGCTTTTCCGGTCATGTCGCAATCGTTGAGGAAATAGCAGCTGACGGCTCCTACATCCGCTGCAGCGAATCCGACTGGAGCGGTCCTGCGTTTACATATCGCACGCGCTACCTTGCCAAGCACTGGCAGCTGGGAGACCATAATATTTTTCAGGGATTCATTTATAATAGTTATGAGCCGGGACCGGGACCGGGGCCGGATCCTCCTGTTCCTCCGGGTCCGGAACCGGTGAACCATTTCAAATGGTGGATCACTAAATGGCAAATATTACGCAAAAGGGAAGGAGGTATTAATCATGTTCAACTATGATTTTTTGAACGTTTATAACGGATCACGAAGCCCTGGGACCATCCACGCTGCCAATACGGAACTGGGTGCATATTTCAGACGTTATTTATTCCAGAAAGCAGTTTCTGTTTTTGATATCCAGTGTCCGGAAACATGGAGCAAGGATTATTTCTGGTATGTTCTATATGGAGCCGGTTATATCGGCGTGCTGGAAGTGCCGGGAATGGGCGTTATCCCGCAGTATTGTACCTATAAAGGGTATAACGTATTCTATCAGCCTAAAGCGTTTATTGTGGCCAATCCTGCCATTATGAACGGAGAACCGCAGGAGCGCACGCTGGGAGAATACGGCAACGGAGTTTTAATTAAACTCACTCCGGATTATTGCGGGATCTGTGATCTTGTCGGATATTACGCGGATCTGATGGCCGTAGCATCTGAAAGCATGGGAGTGAATATTCTTAATTCAAAACTTGCTTACGTTTTCGGAGTAGATAACCGGGCTGCAGCAAATTCATTTAAAAAGATGTTCGATCAGATCAATTCCGGACAGCCGGGAGTATTTATTGATAAAAATCTGTTCGATGAAGAAGGCAATCCGACCTGGCAGACATTCGCTCAGGATCTCCGCAGTAATTTCATTGCTCCGGATCTGCTGGAAACAATGGATAAAATAGAGCGCATGTTTGAGCAGGAGATCGGTATTCCTAATACCGGAGGAACAGAGAAAAAGGAACGGCTTATCACGGATGAGGTAAACGCAAACAACGTAAGCACCTACAGCAAAGCAGAACTCTGGCTGCAGAATATCCGGAGTGGTTGCGAGGAAGCGAACGCAAAATTCGGCCTTGATCTGGCCGTTGACTGGCGTGAAATAAAAGGGAGGGAAACATATGGCAGCGAAAGCGAAGCTCTCAATTCTGGGTCTTTATCGGTGGAATCCTGACGTATTTAAGAACATGGCATTGCCGGAGGGTGTAGATGGTGAAATACTCACATGGAAGATTCTGGAAGATTGCTCAGAGCTGGAAGTGCTTTATTCTGATCCGGAATATATGCAGGCATCGCTTTATAACTGGAGCTCTGTAATGCTTCCGAGCTGGACAAAGATCCAGGAAGCACTGACAGCCAAATATAATCCGATCTGGAACAAGGACAGCACGATCCGGGAAACATACAACTATGGCGCAATCAGCACATCCGGAAACAGCACGGACAAGGTAGCCGGGTTTAATTCAGATACTACCCACAACCGGGGACAGGCAGAAAGCGCAGCCAGACAGGAAGCGCATACTGATACCACGGAACGGATCGAACAGGGTAATATCGGAGTTACGGAATCGTCCGCTATGGTCCGGCGTGAAGTAGAACTCCGGCAGAATTATAATATTTACAGCATTATAACCGCCGACTTCAAAAAGCATTATTGCCTGATGGTATATTAAAAGGAGGTGCAATCATGGCATTCTATGACAAATTCCCATACACGAATTTTCAGGAACTGAATCTTGATTGGATTCTAACCAAGGTTCGGGAGATCCAGACGGACATTGATGAAATTAATGCATGGAAAGAAACTTTTTCCGCTTCCATCAATCAGCAAATTGAAAATCTGATCACACAGGTCAATACGGAATTCGACCAGCTAAAAGCAGATATTGAAAAGGAATTTACAGATTATCGAAACGAAACCGATAAGAAATTTGAAGCGCAGCGGGCAGAAACCGACAAAAAATTCGCATCATTGACAGATGCAGTTAATGCGCGACTAACCGCTTTCGATGGTAGAATTGCAGATATTGAAAGTAAACTTTCCGACATCGAAAATAATCTTCCCACACTTGTACATGTCACCAATCCTTATACTGGAATGAGCGATTCCATCCAAAACGTAATTAATGCGCTGGCTGACACACAGAGAAGCGATGCACTTACGGCTTCTGCATACGATGCGCTTGCTAAAACTGCTGCGGGTTATGATGCTTATAAAATTACCGCCGTCAATTATGACTTCAACGGAAAAAGCTTGCTTGTATAATATAAGGAGGAGGTGAAAAAATGAGCAGCACAAATAAAACATCGCATTACAATCTTCCGCAGTTTATTGGGAGTGACATTCCTACATGGTTAGGCGATTTCAACTCTGCAATGACTGCAATCGACAGCGGAATTTATGCGGCGGCGACATCAGCATCCGGAGCAGCTACAGATGCAGCGGCGGCGCAGAAATCTGCAAATGATGCAGCGGCCGATGCAGCGGCGGCGCAGAAAACTGCAAATAATGCATTGATAGCAGCGAATCGCTGTCCGTTCCCGATCGGTTACGGTGGATTTTTCCAAGCCGATCCAAACAGTATATATGCAGACACGACATGGGAGCAGAAAAAAGACGTTTTCATTCTTGCATCAGGCAGTACTTATGGAGCAGGATCAACTGGCGGCGAGGCACAGCACACACTGACGACGGCGGAGATGCCAGCGCACGATCATCCTCAGCATGGATTGGACTCTTATATGGTTACTTCTATTAACATTAGTAGTTCCCAAGCAAGCGGTAGAAGTATTGACAATTATTCACAGTATACTACAGGTAATGTTGTCCATACAGCTAGCGAAGGCGGGGGTTTGCCTCATAACAACATGCCACCCTACTACAGCATGCCCTTCTGGGTACGAACAGCTTGATGAAATGCTCACAGAAATGTGGGCTTTTTGATAAAGGAGACAGATATGAAAAAAATTATTGACGTATCGCACTGGCAGAACACCATTAACTGGGAAGCAGTCAAAGGCGCGGGAATTGAAGGCGCAATCATCAAGGCAGGCGGTTCCGACGCGGGCACTTACAAGGACTTCCGCTTCGAGGATAACTACTACAAGGCAACCGCCGCAGGTCTGCCTGTTGGAGCGTACTACTTCGTCGGCCCGAAATGCGTTTCAAAGGCAGACGGCGTAGCAGACGCTAAACGGTTCCTTGAAATTATCAAGGGCAAGCAGTTCGCCCTTCCGGTTTACATCGATGTGGAAGTAACGCCAACATCCGCTAAAGCAGGAGCGACGCAGGCTTGTATAGGCTTCTGCGAGACGATGGAGGCGGCGGGGTACTTCTGCGGAATTTACGCATCGGACATCAGCGGATTCAAAAACCGTCTGAACATCAATGAATTAGGTTCTTATTCTTGGTGGGTTGCCCGTTATGGTTCCGCACCGAAATACGCGACGGCCAACATGCATGTATGGCAGTACACATCCGGCGGCAGTGTGAACGGCATCACCCGTCGTGTGGATATGAACGAGTGCTATGTTGACTTCCCGTCTATCATCCGGTCTCATGGCCTAAACGGATTCATTAAGCCTGCAGAGGACAAAACGGAAGAACCGACAGCCGATGCAAAGACCATTGAAGAGCTGACTGCGAAGATCAACGAGCTTCAGGAGCAGAACGAGGCACTTCAGGGAAAGATCGACGCAGTAAAAGAAGCAATTAAGTAAGGCGGCGGCAACGTGGCTGACCCG